CGACGTGGAGGGTAAGCGCTCAGGCAAAGCCGCCTCCATTGCCGACACCGTCCGCGCTGTCGAATCCGGCAAGACGCGCTACGCCGACATCGTCAAGACTGTCACCGACGAAGCCGCCTGCTCCGCACCCACCGCCAAGCGCCGCATCAAAGAAGCCCTCGAAGGAGGCTATCTCCGCAAAGGCAGCGACGGCGAATACACCACCGCCAAACCAATCGCCACACCCACCCAAACCGATCTCGAAATCAATTATCCATGTTAGAGGTATCACCCTGATACTTCACTGATACCACCTGATACCAGTATCAGGTATCACCCCCTTTATGGGGGTGATACCGATACCAACCCAAAACCAACATCCAATCTTATGTTACGCTACAACGACACACAACTCCTCGCCGTAAAGGAACTCGCCTGGCGCCTCAACCGACATCCGAACTACGTCTATCTAATGAAGAAGGCTGGGTTCCCCATGCCTGGCTACCGCGCCACTTTAGAGGGCGCCATGGAATGGCTCCAAGAGAACCCCAACTGGCGAAAAACACTCAACAAACCACGCGCCCGGCCAACCCTCCGCGCACGCACGTAAACCCCTGCGCTCGCTCCGCTCGCTTGGTCAACGGATGCGCCCTCGGCCTCATCGTCACCGTCATTTCAGCCTTTCCCGCTTTCACTTTTCCAGCGTTTCCTGTCCGCGCATCCTCTGCAACGCCCCAACTTCCTCGCCAATACCACCGCAGCAGCCCCCTTTAGTCGCTTAGGCTCCCTGCGGGCGCATCTGCTCCCGAGTCGCCAATCGAAGCACCCCCGCCAACGCGTCAACCCGCCGTTCCCTTCGCCGATCTGCCACTGCGTTCGTGCCTCACTTCGAGGCAGCACGGCTCCGGTCACTACCCGCAACGAACGCCACCCGCAGACGCTGCCACTCCGTCGCCTCTCCGGTTCCGCTCCACGACTGCCCTCCGGACGGCTCCCACTGCGAGGCACACCATCGGCGCTCAACACCTTCCACGCGGCTACGGCACCCGAGCGAGTGTCACGAGCTGGGCAAATGCACATCTCCCGCCACTCGCTCCAGTGCCTCCGCTGATCGCGTTCCAGGCGCTTCGCTTCCTCCGATGGACTGCCTCTTCGTTCCCGCCGACCTGCGGACAATCGTTCCGCTTCACCTCCGCTGCGCCGTAGCGTCACCGACTGCTATACACGGTTGCAATCCAGCCCCGCCCAACGCTCGCCAACCCGCCGCGCTACGTGCCTCCGCCGAGAGCTCCACTCCAGCCGTTCTGTTCCACCTCCGCTCTGGTCAACGCCTTCGTTCGTGCCTCACTGCGGCGACTCCCTCCGCTCCAGCTCCACAGCCCGTCTTCCGCTCCCACACGGCTACGGTCACTACGCCAAGCCAGCTCGTATCCGATTCGGATACTCGTCAACTACCCAAAGCCCGAGGCGATCCGGGACCCACGGCTTATGCGCACAATCTCGCATTATGCCGAATGGCGCGTCGTATTCCTAGCGCACACTTCGTTTCATTCGACATAACGGAGATTGTGTCGCTCCAGCCCCCCGACCGCCTCGGGCACCAGTCCACCGCAGACGCCCCTGCATTCGCTACGCTCATCTCACTTCAGTCGCCTAGGCTCCTACCGTTCGGGGACTACAGTTTGTCCCCCGGCCCCCACCCTGGACGCTCTTGAAATTCAACCATGCCCGTGCCGACCGAGCACCGCAGTCCGCTCAAGGTCGTTCCTCCCATCGCCGCCGCCGATCCGCCAGGCGGCCCCCCATTTGAAAGGTGGGGGGCCTTCCCCCCGCCGCCCGGCGCGGTTGCCCCGCGCTCGCGCCGCTTCCGCGTGCTTAGCGCGGGACTTCGTCCCTAAGCCACCCGCGCCCCAGCGCGGAAGAAATCAAACCTACTCGCAAGCGAGCCAATTTCACGGGCCTAGCCCCCGCGAAGAAGGCGGCTACGCCGCCACCGCGCTTACGCGCGTTTTGGTGCTGGATGCATTTTCAAGTTTGCGGTATTTGTTGAAAGTGGTAGGTCTTAGCAATGGGTGTAGGTCGAGCAGATAAGAAGCCATGGGAGTGTGAATATTTCGACATACCATTCGCGGCTACATATTTGAAAATCACGGAGGATAAGTTGATCCGTCTTATGTGTGGTCGAAATGTGCGCAAGATTCGCAACAAAGAAGATCACGACTACGTGTATGATCAAACTCGTTTCAAGTGGGAAGACATCTATCGTCTTCGCTGTAAGCTCGATGAAGAACGCAGAATTGAGCGAGGAAAGCCAAAGCAATTAGACCTGCTTTAATCCTCGATCGGTCAGCCTCCGCTCTCTACACGCGTTTTTATTTTGTCCATTCCGTCCGCGCCCGCGCCTAAATCGTGAAACCCAGTGAGATGCGGTCAAATTGCACACTGCCTCGAACACATCTTCAGCACGTATCCTATCCGTGTGAATCCGTGTCCATCAGTGGTTAAAGAAAACAAATCAATCGTCCGTCGCAAGTTCTCGAACGCTCTCTTTGAGCGCGTAGTTAAAAATCTGATACACGGCAGCGATACCCATCCCGCTATCGAAAAAGAGGGGATTGGTAAAAGCCAGTTCTACCTCGAACTGTCACGCCGACCCGAACTTGCCGATCGCTTCAAGCAAGCGCAGATCCAACGCGACAAAGTGCGCAACGCAAAGCGCATCGAGTCCGCCGAAGAAGAACTCCACCGCCGAGGCGTCGACGGATGGGAAGAGCCCGTCTTCGACATCAAAGGCAATCACTGCGGCAACAAGCGCCGATTCTCTGACGCCTGCCTAATCTTTATGCTCAAGAGCCTAAAGCCCGATGTCTTTGCCGATAAACCCCAAGCCTTGGTTCAAACCAACGTCAACATCCACACCAAGGATGAAAAAGAGATTCTAGCTGACTGGCGGCAGACGCTTGGCGCAGTTCCCGAAAATACCGATGCCAGCTAGAGCCAAAGAACTGTCGGCTTCGCCTTTCGATCTACTCCTACCGTATCAACGCAGTTGGGTTCAGGATACGTCGCGTTTTAAGATCTGGCTAAAGTCTCGTCAGATCGGCGGCTCGCTTGCCTGCGCCTTTGAGGTAGTGGCCGACGCCATTCAAAACGGTTCCGATTGGATCATCCTTTCCGCCGGTGAACGCCAAGCCCTCGAATTCATGGAAAAGGTGCATCGTGTCGGCCGCATCTTCTGCGACGGCATCGAGCAAAAGACCGGCAAGCCTTATCGCCCCGAAACAAAGGCATCACAGATTCGCTTCCAAAATGGAGCGCGCATTCTCGCACTACCTGCCAATGCCTCCACCGCCCGCGGCTACTCGGCCAACCTCGTGCTAGATGAATTCGCCTTCCACGAAAATCCCGAAGACATCTGGCGAGCCGTTTATCCCATCATCACTAATCCATTGCGCGGACAGTTAAAGCTCCGTGTCATCTCCACCCCAGCGGGCATGAACAATAAGTTCTACGAGCTGTGGAACGAGGCGCCCGATTTTAAACGTCACAAGACAAGCGTCTACGACGCCGTCGATCAGGGCCTTGGCCTCAATATCGAAGAGCTCAAAGCAAACCTCGCCGATCCCGACGGCTGGGCCCAGGAATTTGAATGCCAGTTCATGGAGCACGCCGCCCAGGTGTTCCCGATCAGCCTGATCCGTTCCGCCGAAGATTCCGCTGCATCCTTCGGCCCTTGGAACACCCGCACCCCGAATCCGCTCTTCGTCGGCATCGACATCGGCCGCCGCAAAGACCTTACCGTTGCATGGACGCTTGAGCGAGTGGCCGGCGTGCTTATCACCCGTGAGATCACAGTCCTAGAAAACACCCCGTTCCCCGAGCAAGAAGCCATCCTTGCCGACCGTGTTGCACATGCCCGCTACGTCGCCATCGACTCCACCGGTATCGGTGGCCCTGTGTCCGAGCACCTCGCCAAGCGTCTTGGGGACTACAAACTCGACGCAGTCAATTTCACCAACGACCGCAAGCGGGAACTCTTCGGCCGCGCCAAGAAGGCCTTTCAAAGCCAGAAGGTCCGCATCCCGAACAGCCAGAAACTCCGCGACGACCTTGGCAGTATT